AACCATGAAATAAGTTTTACTTGCATATCTCGCTAAGGACAATTCCCTTTTAACTTCTGCACCTATTACTATTATCTCTACGTTATCTTTACCGTGTTTATCTGATACTTTCCTACAGTAATCATGCATTTGCAGCACCATAAGTCTCCTTGCCTCAGCCGCGGTTTTGTGATTGGTCATGTTGTCATAAGTATCAGTTATCTGCATACCAAGTTTTGATTCAGTTGCTGAGAGTCTGCTCATATTGATTTTGGATAATTTTGAGGCTAGCTTTAGACGATATTCTTTGTCTAGAGAATCCAACTCAAATTGACCTGTAAAAGCGTTGAAATCGAGATCTTACACTTTCCCTATGTGTCTTAGTTTATTATCTTTGATAAAATCCCAAGCCTTTTAATTATCTATAGGTTTCATGGCTCGTGTTTTATTATCAAAATAAAATGTGTTCTATGGTAATCTGTGAGCTATCTTTTGCATATTATTCATTGACATCTTCATTCTACTATTGACCAAGAGACATTTAGCCTTAGCGTACCAATCAACGACTTCACCTTCAAAAGTTCCTTGGAAACAAATTCCGCCCTCTGTGGGTATTTACAAGTTATAATTAAGATCTGCATGGATTCTTTTCAAAGAGTGTAATTGTTAACCTCTTTTGAATTGTATTGTAGCATGCTCTTCTTTTAACTTCCTAAGATCAGTACCTTACGAGGGTTCGTCAGAACATTCAGAAGATGAGGAAGAAGGTGGTTGAGATGTAGACTTGAGAATCTTATCCATAGTAGATCCTGAAAAACTTGCTTAATCACTTCTCTCTAAATCACTGTTATTTGATGTTTGGATTTCACTTAACTCGGTTTCTGAGGGGATAGTATTATTTTAATCAAAAACTAATCGTTATCTGGCTTAATTTACATCTATTATTCCTTCAACTTACTGAGATTGTGTCTTAACCGTCTCCTGTTGATCAAAATTATTCTATAATTCCTTCTTCTAAACCACACCTTATTGTTAAAGTGATTATTTTTCCTGTTGATTTTCTAATTCTTTTTGCTATTCTAAAATCTTCCTGTGTTAAATCCTTCTCTACTTTTATTCGTCAGTTACTATAAGACTGCCTTCATTGTTCATGCAGAATCTCATTTTGAGATCAGTATAAACTGTGATATAATTTACTGCAATTTTTGTTATTGTGTGCAGTTTCTTCTTGGCTGCAGAATCTTCGAAGTTAAGTAGAACTCTGAAACGATTATGTTTTATTGATTCTTCCAATTTATCTTTCAACTTTGTTTCGAAGTATTCATCTATTTTGATAAACTCATGGAAATGTTTGTAACGTAGTCCGCGTGTATCAAATGGCTTCGAAGTGATTATGATCTCGACATCAGATCTATCTCTTTCTACCACTAGTTGATCTTGTGCACAATACTGTAATTGCATATTTCCCATCTTTCCTAGAATTTTTGATGCTTCTTTTATGTGATTTTATGATAATGCTTTACGGTAATCCTGTAGTTAAGAATAAGTTTACGTTAACTATTAGTAACCTTCTGTTTGTTTCTAATGCTCAGGATCTTTGCTCTTATTCAATATCATTTGTGCTGAATTGTTTATCTTTGGTAACAGTTTATCCAATAGTTCTACTTGTGAAGCGTAGGATCTATCTAAAGTCAGCTTATCTATAGTGTTAGCGATTTTCTTGGTAAGTTTTTGTTTTACTTTTCTAGCCTGGTTTCTTTCTGATTATTATCTTCCATACTCACTTTGTTCGCATTTAAATTATTGCACTGAGTTTGATCTGTGGATTTTATGACTTTGTATTTCTGATTGAGCCATGGATCTCTGCTTCTTGATGTTACGAATACTTTGAATTGATCCAGTTTCATATAATCCGTTCTTGCGTGGGAGATCTTTATTACTATTCATTTTGTACATGAACACGCTTTCTTACTTTGGTTTTGAGCTGACTTTGTTGAAAACGTGTTATTTTCTTGTATGTGTACTTCTTTTTGAGAGTTTACTTCCATTAGTTTTATTTGATTTAGTATCATCAAATTAATCTTTCTACTATTTGTTTTAATGTTTGGAATTCTTTTTGTTCTCTCTTTGTGGTTTACTTTACTTTGGGGTAGTCTTCATTGTTTGATATTTGTGTTAGCGTTGTTTCTCTTTCAAAGAATCCATGTTTTGTTTTGGCTGCCATATAGTTTTTGGATTCTTACTATTAAGTCTACTTTTACTGTCTCTATTTCCCCCTTCTTTGTGTTGGTTTGGCTTTTAATTTTATCTGGGATGGTTGTTTCTATATGCAGCTCTGTTGGCTTTCTCATCTTCATCCCTATCATTTTCTAAATACTTGATCAATTTCTGAGCCTCAACAGAACGATCAAGGGGCATCACTGTACCATGTTCACCTCTGTAATAAGTTTCATCTAACAGTTCCGTATGGTAAGTTAATTAGCCATAGTCACCTACTACATGATTGCCATATACATAGGTATGATTCTGTCTGTTAAATGTTTCCATGTAATCTCTAATTCTTATATTCATGGTGCACTTTGGTTACTTCATTGCATCTTACCCTCGCCACATTTAATACATTGTACTATTGTTTAATTTTATTGATGTACCAGTATAATAGGTGATGCTAGATTGAACCCAGTTAGTTAGTGATGGCAGTTCCTTCATGTCTTTATACATGAGGTAGGTGGCCATTGCCATTCCTATAGCTTTCGTGGTGCTCTCCAAAATCAGACCTTTATGTCAATAATCTACTTGCACCATCAGAGTATTATGCTAATTGTCATTCCTCCTAAGCGCGAAGGTTTTGAACAAATAGATAGATAAGTTTGCTTGTTCCCATTTGAAAATTAATTTTTAGTCTATTCCTCCTTCCAAGCATTTTAAAGCCGCCTCAATGGCAGACTTGTGGTCTCGTATGAGAGTAGTTATG